TGGAGGTGTACATGTTGTAGTTGATAAGTATGTTGGTGTACTTGGGTTAGAATTAGAACCAATTATTGGAAAAAATAATGAAATACTTCCAACCGAACAATATGTAATATTTGACTCACCTTCTTGTGGTTCTTCACCAAATTCTAATTCATTACCAGATGAATCAACATTACAAGCTTCACATTCAGGATAACTAATTAAGTATAATTCTCGTTGATTATCTTCTTGTATATTATATGCAATTCTTTTAATTTCTCTACCAACCTTTCTAACTGGCCAAACATCTGTTCTTCTTCCTAACGCAAATAAAAATCTTGTAACAGTATTAATTGTTATTATAGAAATAAGATTAATAATATGTTCAAATAATAATAATATATCAGCAATTAGAAGTTGAAATGTGAAGTTTTTAGTACCATAATTTACTGGTGGTGTAACATTTTCTGAACAATCTTCTTCCTCGGTTGGTACCAATTCTTTTAAACCAATGTATCTATCGTTTCTAAAGTCTGAATTTTTATAATACATACTCTGAAACGATGAAACAGTATAAACTTTATTATATGTTACTCTGTAGAAATAATCTCTTGGATAAAATTGTCCTAATGTATTATATAAAATTCCCTTTGTTGAATCATTTGTAACCGCTTCGGTTGGGTATTCTTTCCATGATGTTGAAAATGCGTAGGACTGTTCTTCTTGTCCAATATACTCTCTAATATTTGGTACTAAATAAGATGCACTTTTTCTTATTCTTGCATTTCCAGCATCATCCAATGAAAATTTAAATCGATAACAAGCTGCAGTTGGGACTCCTTTATTGGGGTCATTTGTTATTTCATTTTCACCAAATTCATTTGTGTATAGATATTCCATGTTCATTGGTAACTCTCTCACAAACGCACCATCATCAGAAATGTCGTGATCTATTTCATATTTTTCTAAAATAGGTCTACCGTTTGAATCTTTTTGATTAGTGAATCTAATTGACTCTATTTTTCCCTTTTTAGTGATTAAATCACACTTTCTACCCATTTTACGTCTGGGTTGACAATTCTTATCAATTGAATTTTTTCCTGTATCAGTATACGTTCCTCCAATCAAAAACGCCTTTGGTTCGATTTTAACTCCTCTGTCTGATAAGTCAAAATCCGTTCTTGTTAAACCTATTTCACATAAATCTTCATTACCCCAAAAAGGATACACATCAATTGTCTTATCAAATGTAACAATTTGTGGTAACGTTGATAAGTCTGAAGATGATTTGAATGAGTATGAATTTTTAAAAGAATCATCACCTAATCCTTGTTTTTTAAAGTCGTAGGGTCTTAAAGAAAAACAACCTATGTCAGATAAATCAACATCAACATGTAATGTTTGAGTACCCACAGGTACACCCCAAATCATAAAATCACCAGAATTATTAGTTTTTACGGTGTATTTGTAATATTTTTCATACACCTCCAAAATTTCTTCTCTATTTAAGACTTCAGATTGGTCAAAAAATGTTCCTGTAGGTTCGTGTCCTCCGTGTTGTTTTCTTGATGGTAATAAATTATATCTATATCCGTTTTCATTTGTATCCGAAACACTTGATTTATATGGATATAATTTTGAAATTATCGGGTCGTTTTCATCCTCTTCGGTAAGTGGTATAAAAATAGATACTTTAGCGTTTGGGACCCCTAATCCATTGTTTACTGAAATTCTACCACAAACAACACCATAATCGGCACACAATGATGTGTAGATTTCTTTTTGTGTAAATCTTAAAGATAATATTTCAAGTAAATCATAATCTTGTTTTAATTCAACTTTGATTACTTGATCTTTACCAATATTTGTAGATATTCTATGTCTTTGTATCATTCTTATAATAAATAGAAACAATAAGATTTTCTATTTTTAATATAAGAAAATTTGAAATTAGAATGTAGTCGAAACCAAAGGTTTTACCCTTATTTTAATATCTTTATTAGGGAATCTAATTTGTGGAATTTGATTAGATTTCATAAAAATAGTCATGTCTGATTGTGATATTTCTTTTGTTAAAGGATCAACATAACCCACCGATACTTCATTGGTTGAATATTCTCCACCAACTTTACCGTATACTCTAATATCAACAACACTTACAACACCAGCAACTGTACCAATTTCTTTGAACAACTCACCAACAAATAATGGGTCACCCATTTTTCTTTTGTCTATTGAGAAATATTCAATTACTTTTTCAATTACAGTTCTAACAATTTCAGTTTCAGTTTCATTTTTATCTCCTAAAATATCAACTTGGACACTTAAATCGATAACTTCACCACTTTCAATTTCTAAATAATCATTTATCATTCTATATTCTGAAAGATAATCTATGATATTATTTTTAAGTGTATTAGATACGACATTAGTTAAATTACCTCTTTCATCAAAAGAGATAAGTTTTATCTTAACTTTATTGTCTTCTTCCATAACATTAACCTTTGCAGGTGCTCCAAATGTTGATGGCATATTCTCAATTAATGATTTATAATCATTTAGTGTTACTGCCCTATTTTGTGCCGCGAAATTATATGAAACCATGTTTCTAATTTCTTCTATTGTAGGTTGGTCAGCACCACCGATTGCTGGTGTTACATTAGTTACTCTTAATGATTGAATTACCTGTGTATTAACTGTTGATACAGGTCCATTAACCACAAAATCAACATTATCAATATTTGTTATAACATTAATACCTAAATTACTGTCTCTACCTCCACCAACTCTATATTTTATGAATAAGGTCGTGTTTGATTTAGGTATTGCTCCAAGTGATAAATTATTTAAGTATGTGGCTAAATTAACTTTTAAATCACCAGTTACATAATTGTCTAAATTATCTAACGGATTTACCGTTCCGGAACCAAATGTTAAATAAAAATATCCTTCAGGGGTATATTCAGTTATAAACTTATTATTAACACTTATATATGTTCCAGGTTTAAAATTTTCTCTATCAGAAACTTTTGTTGAATCGGGTATAAAAACTTTATCCTGCATTAACGCCTTTACTTCATACCATTTATTACTTGGTGAACTGAATTCAGAAAGAGTTGGGTTTGCTCCAAAGGTTGTACCGTCTTTATGAATCACAGAGGTTATACCCAATACATTTTGTTCTGGTAAATAAATTTTCGTAAATGGTTTTTGGTCAGCATCTGTAATTACTTTCCTGAAAACTCTTGTAACTCCATTTACAACCGCCTCTCTTTTAGTAATTGTATATGATATTAGTCTATTATTACCATCAAAATTCGGAATTTTTAACCTGTTTGGTTCACCTTTACTATTAAATGGATTGGAAAAATCGACATCTTCAATTGTTTCAAAAATTTGACCTCCTCCTGAAATCTGTGCTCCCGCTCTTAACAAACCAAGATATTCGGTTTTTTCTTTATCACCACTCACAGGTACGTTAATTGAAAAATCACATAATGCAACTGAGGGTCTATTACCTGGTATTCTTAATCCATATGTTTTTGCTATGTGAAATAAAGATTGTCTTTGTTGTGCAAAATCTAAAATTGTTTCTTGCCAAACTCTATCAATATGAAAATGTAGGTTATCAGTAACAGCAGCATTTAAATCCAATAGTACAGAAAAAATGGATGCGTCATTTGTGTTTTTTACTAAATCAGGATAATACTGTTTAGTTAAATTAACTAACTCCTCTCTTAATCCTGCAAAATCTCTTGTTGCGTATGATATTTTCTTTGACATATTATATATTGATAATTATAAAGTCCGAAGATGAAAATGCTCCGTTATTGACTGTGTAATCTATTCTTACTTTTGCTGTATATGGTTTACTTGATGCATCAGAAACTCTAAATAATCTTTCATCCTCATCTTGTGTAAACGTTCTCTCTTCTTCAGTTTCATTTTCAGCCGAATCAATTCTAATTGAATTAATATCTAAATTTGGAATGAATTTTCTAACCGAATCTCTAATTTCTTCTTCAATTAAATTAAATGTAACTACATCATTTTGATCAAAAATGTATTCGTAAATTCTTGTTCCAAAGTCAGGTAAATAATATCTAGTTCCCCTTTTTGTCAACAAAAGGTGAATAAGATTCGATCTAACTTCTCTCTCAGGTGTTTCTGTCATTTTCAAAAAATCACCCTTACTACTGTCTCTAAATGGATAGTCTATACCGTAGGTTACTGCCATACCAATAAATATAAAGTATTATAAAATGGTAATAAATAAAAAACCCAACCGGAGTTGGGTTTTAATATTGTATTTTGAATAAAATTTCATTTTATCCATCACATGATACACAATCAGGATTCATTGCTTGTGCCGCAATATCACCTCTAAGTACCGATTCAGTTCTCATGTAATATAAAGTTTTAACACCTTGTTTCCACGCCTCCATATGAACTTGATTAATCCACTTAGGGTCAGCAATTGCGGGAAACGCTAAATTTAATGAAACCGCTTGGTCGATATACTGTTGTCTAACTCCCGCTTGTCTAAATAAATCTAATTGATTAATTTCTTTAAATGTTTTGAATACCTCCTTAACACTCGATGTTTTATACTTATCTTCTTCTTTAACCTCTTCACATCCAATAACCTTACTATCCAAGAAACACCACTCGTCTAAGAAATCTAATCCTTGTACTGAACCACCGTCAGATAAAATTTGATCCCAAACTTCTTTAGTATTTTTACCTAATTTACGTAGTACTCTTTCTAATTCAGGATTTTTACGAATGAATGTACCTTTAGATGTTTGTTCAGTGAATACGTTAGCCGCCCAAGGTTCGATACCACTACTTACATTACCACTCAATTTAGAATTTGATACTGTTGGTGCAACTGCTCTTAAGTGTGTATTTCTAAAACCACTTTCTTTACACCATAATGGTTCACCTAATTCTTTCGCTAAATCTCTACTTGCTCTTTCAGATTCAATTTTAATTTGAGAGAAAATCTTACGAGTTTCAAATTGAGCTGTTAGACCTTCAAATGGTACACCCTTTTGTTGTAGATATGTATGCCAACCTAACACACCTAAACCAAGTGCTCGACCTTTTTCAGCGGAACGTACTGCGTTATCAAATCCTCTTAAATTTTTTGCTCTTTGAATAAATTCTTCTAATACCCCATCTAAGAAAATAGTTGATGTGTAAACTAAGTCTGTATCTTTCCACTCATCATATTTTGCAACATTTAGAGAAGATAAACAACATACAAATGAATGTGATTCGTCTGTGTGTAAAACAATTTCAGAACAGATATTTGTCATGTGAACTTTCAATCCATTCTTTTTATACATTTCAGGATTTTGTTTATTAACATTACCCTTGTACATAATATATGGTTCACCTGTTGCTTTTCTCTTTTGAAGAAGTTTACCCCATTTTCTACGTGCATCAGAGTCACCCTCTTCTAACTTTTTCATAAACTTATCACTAACCACTACACACTGATGTAGATTTAATGACTGCCTATTAACATCACCTTTTGGTTCTCTAATTTCTAAAAAGTCTTCAAAATCTTTATGATCAATCTTAATATTAACAGATGCTGCACCCCTTCTTACCGAACCTTGATTTGTTGCTAGAATGGTTGAGTCGTAAATTTTAATAAATGGAATTACACCATCAGATGTTCCGTTGTTTGTGATTTTCGCACCTGCTGGTCTAATCATATTAATACCGATACCAACACCTCCACCATGTTTTGCAAGTAACATCAATTCTAAATTTTTGTTACCGATTTCAAAAATACTGTCACCAACATCAATACCAAAACAAGAAATTGGTAATCCTCTATCTGTTCCTGTGTTTGATAATACTGGTGTAGCCAAACATAACCAACCTTTCCAAATGTAATCAAAGAACTTAGTAGCCATATGTGGTTTACCTAATCTCTTTGCAACAGTTGTTGCAACTCTCCAATAGGCATCTTTTGGTTTTTCGCCAGGTAATAGATATCCTTTAGATATTGTTTTTACATAAATTTCTGTGTTCCCCCAGTTTGGAAAGTCGACATCCAACTCCCAACCGAGTTCTTCTCCGTAGTTCTTCATAATACTATAAAATTTTTTTAATTAAAATAAATCATCCCAATTCTCACCTTCTCCCGCCTTACTATAATCAGTTGGTCTGATTGCGAAAAAGTCTGTGTGGGTTACACCTCCAGTTAAATGGTAAAACCAATCTAATTCGGATGCCTTCTTTTCATTGAATTTGAAATTTCCTTCATACCCAAGTTCAGCTAATTTTTCGTTAACTCTTTTAGATATGAACTCCTTAAGGTCTGACGCTTTTAAGTTTTCAAGGTCACCCATTTCAAAAATCTTATCAATGAATTTGTGTTCTAAATCTCTAATCATTTCGGCAGCCTTGAAAATATCTTCTTTTGCCTCCTCTAACAATTCAGGATATTCCGCACACATATGACGGAATAATTGACAACCCATTTTAGAATGTAGGGACTCATCTCTTACGCTCCATTTCATTTGTTGTCCAATACCCTTGAGTAGGTTTCTCATTTGAAAACTATAAAGAACTGCGAATGAAGAATATAACGCAACACCTTCTGCGAAAGCGGAAAATATCGCTAAACTTCTACCTACTTCAATTCTCGCTTTATGATTGTTCTTTAAATCTTCAGGTGTCCAATCTGCAGTAGTATTAGTAAGTAATTCAAAACGTTCTTTCATTGTTTCGTCATGTAAGAAACCTTCAAAATCCTCTAAACCCAATGTTTCATTTAGATATGAATATGCAACTGAGTGGATAGTTTCCTGAGACCCAAACGCCATTGCCATTTGTCTGATTTCATGTTTAGGAAACCACTTAGTAACCATACCAGTCCAGTAATCACTAACAGCACATTCAGTTTGGGCAAATCCTAAAAGAATATTACCCACTAAATGTTTTTCCGATTCATTCAAATTTTCGTTCCAATCTTTAACGTCACCCTGCATTGGTATTTCAGTATGTAACCAAAACGCCTGCATTTGTTTTAACCAACCTTCATTATAATATTCAGGATATTCAAATGGTTTAAACGGAATTCTTTCTGTAAATAATTTACTCATATCAATATAATTTATACTCTTGTTTTTCTTTCTTGTGATTTTTTAAATACTTCCGCAGCTCTATTCGCTCTCTTTTCTTCTTGTTGATGTTCGTGACCTAATAAGGTATTTTGTGATTCCGTATCAATAACTAAGAATTGATTATCAAATTTACAATTTTGCCAAATTATACCATCTTTACCAACACGAGATTTCAATAAGGTTAGTGTCGCTAAATTGTTTTCTTTTTGTTCAAGTGTTTTACCAATTGAAAGAATAATATGTGCAATTTGTGCTTTCTTAATTGAACCACCCATTTGGTCACCAGTTACAACCTCAGATGAAATTGATTCTCTATTACCCTGTGTTGCAGTCCAAATGGCAATATCAAATTCTGATGTCATCGCCTCTAAACTTCTCATGATTGAACCTTCTCCTTTCCATTCTTCACCATTTACACTTCTTTCAGGTGAAATACAATCAACATAGTCAATTAGTACCAAGTCCGGTTTAAAACCTTCTGAAATCATTTTTCTAATCTTAGATTTAATTTCAGAAATAGTAATATTATCACTTGGTAACTTTGATAGTTTTAATGAACCCGTGGATCTTTCTTGTTGTTCCCTAACGGCTGATAAAACTTCTTCTTTAAACTCAGGTTGTTCATCGGGAGCAACTCCTGACCAAATTGTATAATGTTTTCTTTTAATTTGACCTTCATTATCTTCGAAAAATATTTGAAGAACATTAAATCCATCATTATACGCAGTATTGGCAAATTTGGTTATTAAGGTAGTCTTACCTGTACCAGTTGGTGCTAATATAACTCCTAATTCACCTCTACCTAAACCACCTTTTAAAACATTGTCCAAACCGACAATACCTGTTCTAATTGGTAATCTGTAATCTTTCTCAAGTGCATCATCGATATTGTGGAATACATCAACTACGGTGTCATTTATAATACCAACCTGTAACGCCTTTTGAATCTTTTCTTCAATCTTATTATAAGATTCAAATTCACCATTATCGATAATCGTTTGAATTACCTTTAATTCTTTTTTAAGGTTTTGTTGTCTACAGAAATTTAATGATTTGTCTTTAACAAACTCATCATTTTTTTCCAAACTTTTAATTGCTTCTAATGTGTCAATATGTGGTCGATTTGAGTCTTTATTACCACCTTCCGACATTATTTTTTGTGCAACAGTCTCATAATTTGGAACCTTATTGTATAATTTATGGAGTTCTTTAATGTTCTCCATAATAAACTTAAACGAATTGTTATCAAAATATTTGCTCTCTAACACGTCAATAATAACATCACCAAATTTCTTATCTTCTATAATAGATTTAATTAGTTGTTGTTGAAAGGTGTGACCTAAGTACCCAAAATTTTTCTCTTCAGACATGTTTATTTATTTATTTTTTAAAGTTGATAGTTCAAATATTTTGTTTCTAAATTTTTTGTAGACAATATGTCAGTTAATTCTGACAAAATTCTCTTCAATTTTGGACGAATATCCACCGTATACCTAACCTTTGGGTGGTAGTAATTCGCTGGAAATATTCTTGAAATAAATACATCATCATTCAACTTAATTTCAATTAAAAAGTCCTCTTTTTTATCTTCTTCACCATCTTCCACACTCTCCAAATTCAAGAAATAATTTTGATTTTCGCATAGATAATCGGATGTTTTTATTTTCAAATCTTCACTAATTTCTTCTGAAATTTCTTTTATGTAATAATGTAAATCCATCGATCTTCTTGATTGAGGGATGTGGTTTTTAACGTTAAAAAATCTTTGGCAAACGATATTTCCGTCTAACGTTAACAAAAATTCGAATTTTGTGATTTCTTGTTGATTAGTCATAGTTTTTAATTTTAATTACTTTTTTTTTATTTTTTTCTTTTCTTGTTAATCTTAAGAAGGGGTTTAGGAATTCAACAAAACCGTCATCTGATTTTGGTAATAGATTAAATATTCCGTCATCCCTCATCATTCTCATTACATTTTTATATGACCTACCTTCTTGGTCTAATGACTCATTGATTAGTAAATCAATAAACTCTTTAGCTTCATCCGTTAAAAACGGTTCATCCAAACTAACTATCTTTTTATTTACCTCATAAAACTCCTCACCAAATACACCATGTTTTGTAACGCCAGTTAAAAGATTTTTGATTAACCAATTATTCTTATCTTCCTCAAAAAGAATATTAGTTTTATTTCTAATATCTTCGAGAGTTAATGGTAAATTTTTAATTTCAGGGAAAAGAGTAATTAATCTTTTAATTCCCATATTCTTAATTCCGGCAATATTATCTGATGGGTCACCACATAACATCTTAACCAAAGTCACATTTTCAATTAGAATTTCTTCATGATTGTAAACTATGGTGTCGTTTTTTTTGTATATTTTTTGATGTGAGGGATTGTAAATTTGAGTTCGTTCAGAAACCAACTGAGTTAAATCTCCGTCTCCAGAATAAATTATTTTATTTTCATTTGGTGAATTTTGTGTGTAAAACGCAATACAATCATCCGCCTCACAAAATTCAAATTCACCTTGTCTAACAAAAATTTCCTCTAAATACTGTTTTACTCGCTGCTTTTGATATTGGTAAGAATTTATTTCTTCATCACTTCTTAGTCTGGATTTTCTATTCTCTTTGTATTGAGAGTAATATTTCCTTCTTGAGTGTGAACCATTTTCCCCATCCCAAAATACTACGATTTTATCTAAATGATACGTCTCAAATGATCTCCTAAGAGTATTAACAAAATGGTATATTGCTCCAATATGTTTTCCCTTGTAGAAATGGTTTTTGAGACCATAAAAACCAATCGTAAGTAAATTGTCTCCATCAACGAGTAAAACCGACATTTAGTATAATTTATTCGTCATCATCTGACGAGATTTCTGATTTGAATCCTAGTTCACTAACATCAGTAACTTTTTCTCCGAACAACTTACTGATATATTCTAAATTTTCTTTTGCATACTCTTGGATAGATAGTTTCTCCTCCGAGGGTTCTTTCGCCTTCATAAAACCATGTGGAGTTACCATAATCTTACCATCAGCAAAACCAATACCATTAACGTGGTTCTTCATAATAGAAATTTTAGTTCTACTTGCGAAGTTTACATCACGTTTATTTCTTGTGATTTTGATTTTAGTGGTACCCGCTCCTTTTTGGTTACCAAATAAGAATACTAAAGTTGAGTTTAACCAAATCGCTTCTCCTCCTTTTGCCTTAATTTTTGGTTGACCATATGCATTGTCAGGTAATTCTACCCAAGGTTGGTTAACAATAATAAGTGAGTTTGTGTAGGGTTTATCTGTTCTTCTTGAACCTGAAATACGTTGGTTAATACCCATACCTATTTTATCAGAAAGAACCGACGCATTGTGTTGTTTACCCCCTTTTCCTTCAAAGGTCATCTTACAAGGTACTGAACCAACAGAATCCCATAGAAATAATATATCATGTGGTATTTCACCTTTTTCTTGAGCGTCTAATACGTCATTAATAAACTCAGTAATTTGTTCAATATATTCAAAATCACTATTGAAAAGGTAGAAATCATCTTCCTTATTAAAACCCATTAGGACTGCGTGATCCCAATTCCATTTTTGTTCGGTAATGATAAACACAGGTAGAATACCCTTCTTTTGTGCATCGACCGCCGCTTTTACCAATGCTGTTGTTTTACCCGTATCACTATGTCCTAAAAACATATTAATGTGACCAACTGCTGGTCCTGGTAATCCTACCGCATCTAAAAACGCGTCACCTAAATCTAAGAATCGGTCTGGTTTATATTCAGCTTCTTTTGAGAACTTTTTCTTTATTGAACTGAAATCGTTTTTTTTGATTGCCATATTTTTAAAATTTAAAGGACACCCTCTAAAATTATTTATCTTAAAGAGTGTCCATAATTAATTAGAACGGTAAATCTTCGTCTACTTCTGCATCATCCTGAGGGTCAACAACAGGTGTTGATTTTTTAGGTGTTGCAATTGTCTCTTCTGAAGATGAATCAAGTTGTGAAGATGAAATCCATTTGTTACTTTCGGTACTCCATCTTGGGTTTTCTCCGTTCGCAACCAATTCCAAATAGTCCTCACCCTTTTTAGAGTAAACGTCAGACCAAACTAAACTATCGTTAATCCATTCGTTTGATTTTTCTTCGTTTTCATGAAGTTGTCCTGGGTCTTCAGGGATAACGGAATTAATTGAGGTATACTCTTTACCTGTACCAGCTTTGGTTAAACCTAAAGATAAAATCAAGTCACGTCCTTTTGTGGTATCGGTAATATCTCCCTTATTTTTGAAAATTGGGAAGATTTTATCTAGAACACCATCACCCTTTGCGTTGTGTTTAAATCTCCAAAATTTTACACCATCTTCTTCGTGGTCTCTATCAATAACCTTAACAATATAGAATTTGCGAGAACGATATTGTCTAGCTAATTCTCTATCTGATTCCACACCCGTCTCCATTAAACTTTGATAAACTTCGTTCAATGGTGAACGTTTACCCTCTTGTTTGGGGTCATAAAGTTTCAACCATTTTCCATCAACCTGTACTTCGTGAAAATACACCTCGACAAATGGTGAACTTCCGTCTTTGGTTGGGAGAATTCTGATTCTTCTTTCTTCACCTTTAGATCCTTTTGGTAGGACTGTGGTAAAGTACTTTTTCATTCTGTCTTCTTGTGAGACTTTGTTTGAGTTGCCACTTGTGGCTTGTTTGCTGTTTTCGTACTGTTTTAGTACTGCATCAAATGTTGACATAATAGTTAAAATTTAAATTAATAAAATCATTGTTCTAAAAAGATAAACAAAAAAACCCGGATTATAAAATCCGGGTCAAAGTTTTTTAAAATATTTTTTAGTCGTTATTCTAAGGTCAAAAGGTAAGATAATTTATTAACTTCTCCAATCATTTCATCTCTAATGTTTAATAAATCGGTATCTTTTTCATCCAATTCAATTTGAACAAGAGCTTCTCTTACTGTATTAATTAAACCTTTCATGTCAATTTCCGAAAGATTACTCAATTGAACTGTCTTGGTTTCCTCATTTAAAACAAATCTACCGTATTTCCCCATTGCACTTTCCACAAATGTATCAATTAAACCGTCCATCACATCATAGAATTCTCCAAATGCTTTATGTCTGGCGTAACCTTTTGTTTGCCAATGATTAATCTTCATTTGTGTTTGTAAACCTAAAAAAAAGTTTACGTTAGAACCTAAATTCATCTTCTTGTCTTTCGGGATTAAATGTTTGTTTAATTATATCCTTAGGATATTCCTCAATTTCTTGTTTTGTTAAAACATATTCATTTTTACCACTTTGTTTCATTTCACCTTGTTTTTGTGCGAAGAACTGTTGTGGATTTTGGTTGAATGGATATGAATCTAATGACCTCATTTCTAATTTTTCTTGTGCACTTGGTTCTTTCATGTTTTCCACTTTTGAACCAAGTTCATCAATTTTTGACATTACCTGATCCATCTGTACCAATTTACTTTCTAAATCAGATAGTTTAGTGAAAACATCATCCATTTTGTTTACCACCCCATCGTATTCAGATTTGTTGTCATCCATATCTTTTTTAATACTTTTGGTCATATTAACCAAATCAGTAATATCAATTTCTTCAGTTGAATCCATTTCAGGAGCTGGAGGTGCGTCTACAGGTGCAGGTGATTCCATTCCCACAGCCGGTGGTTCTAATGATGGTTCTGCTCCCATATCTGGCGCCGGTGGTGCAGGTGGAGCTTCTTGTTCCATTATCATTTTTTTCGCGTACTTATTGATGGCATTAAATCTCATCAATTCTTCGTGTAATTTCTTTTCTAAACTCATGATTTTAATCTTGTAAAAGTTGTCTACCGTCTTCGGTAACATATTTTTTATTTATTCTTTCTACGATACCATCTTTAGACCTTATAACATAACATTCTCCTGTTGTTAAGTCACACTCTTCTCTCTCCATTCCATCGTTAGAAACACTTCTAATCTGTTTTGGATTCAAAAATTGGTCTACTGTGTTTTTTATCTTATTATTATCCATAATATTTTAGTTATAAATATAAATATCCCGTATATTATTAAGTTTCTTATTTTATCTTAAAATAGATAACATCCCCCTCAGTAATTCTCAAATCTTTCATTAATTTGTTTGATAACCCCACACCATATCCATTTATAAACGGACCAATATTAACAGGACCCGAAACATTTAACTGTTCAACTCTTCGGTCTATATCGTAAATTGGTTTAACTTCGAGTTTTTGGTTATTATTTGGGTTTAAAAATTCAGTAGATCCTGTTATAATTTTATCCGCGGTAATACTATTCGTAAATTGAAACTTTGTTGAATAAAAGTTGTGAGAATTTGATAACTCTTTTAATTCTAACCATTTTAATCCCGTTTCTCCATTTGAATTGACGTTTATGGTATTTTTTAATCTAGTTAATAATGACATGTGAGTTTCATCAGTTAATGTATAAATTTTAGATTCCATACCCATTCTAACCACTCTAGCTCTGAACCACTCACTAATCGTTCCGTTTTGTTCTTTATATTTGACTTTTTGAATATACTTTTCATTACCATAACCATTGTATGGTATACCGAACTCACTTATACCAGCGGTTTGTATTAATTCTTCACCATTTATTTTGATTTCACCCATATCGGTTACGAAGTTTCCAAATTCAGTTTTAATTGTTTGTTCCGTAGAACTTACACCCTCACTAACCTTTTTAACCATAGATCGGGCAGAATTTGTAATCTTATCTAATAAGGATTTATAACTCGATACAAATGAATCTTCGGGGTCAGGTAATGCCGCAACGGGTATTCTAGTACCTTTGAAACTTGTTTCAATATTATTATTTTTAATATTATGACTAACTTCTGTAATCCAATACGTACCTCTAAACATCGGTATGTTTTTAAGATAAAAATACATTGTTGGTTGAATCATCACATTTCCCATACATGTGACATCACAAGAGTATGAGGCTTGTCTATATAAGTCAAAAAGACTTACATCAACATTGTACGCACCCGCACCTGATTCTGAACGTGCTAAATTTTCTAAAACAACAAACGACTCTGATGTGTTTCTTAAAGTGGTTTGATCTAATGAGACTCCTTTAAAAATATTTTGATACTGGTCTCCAAAACTTACTTCGAATGCAACCACTTTGTTTGATTTATTTAATTGGTCGATATCGTATATTTCAGGTAAAGTAACAATTAAAGGATTCTTATTTCTATTTGAAATGTCGAAACTATCGTCATTGAATTTATTTACGCTTTTATCACCATCGGCAATATGCTTTGATGTTGGTCCTATGTATTGAACGATAATTTTTGGTGAGGACTCTTCATAATCCACGTCTAAAAATGTACCAAATAAATTCTCTGCTACTTTTTTAGAAGGTGTTATTTTAGCTCTATTTGATATGTTAGTACCATAAAAATTAACATACGCGGGTAATGCTCTCATATCAAATCCACTATCCTTTAATAACATGGATATGGCCGAGTATAAATTTGCTTTATTGTTTTTCGTATTAAGTAAATCAATGAATTTACTAATATTAAGATATGTTTTACTTCCAATATCTCTATTCGCCCTATCTAAGAATAAAAACTCCTCAAACAATAATCTTTGACCTAAAGAATTGCCAGCAACCCATTTATCATTAAATGATTTGAAAGTATTATAAAGCTCTACTTTAATTTGTTTATTATTGTAACCATCCACAAAGTTTATACTTGATGTGTCTCTTTCTATTTTTAAACTTGAAAATTTACCTATAAGTTGTATTAAAAATAGATTAAGTCTATTGTTCGCACCACCTGGTAATATAGTAGATTGTTTATCTAAAATATTATTTTTTAAATATTTTTTAAATTCAACTCCTGTATCTATTCCACCATTATTTTTATAACCACCATATATTAAAATTAATGGTCTGAATAAAATAACATTTTCTTCTGTAAGTGCAATATCTGAAATTTCAAAAAATCTTTG